GCTGCCATCGTCAGTACATAGGCACAACCCTATGTAGACCCACCCCCCATTATGGGTTTCGGCTATACTGATACTCTAATCTCTGTTGTATTGACCTTTGCTGTAATACCTCTTGTCTTCATTAGCTTCTTTACTATCTCTTTACCTGCCAATGGATCTGATACCTTCACTGATACGAACCTGCCATCTGTCTTATAACTCACGTATGTAACCACCGTACACCTCCATGCCTATGCCTGGGTAGGGGTCCAGGTACCCTCTCCCCCCCTCACTGGGGGGAACATAAAAATAAATAAATATATATATACCCCTACGTTCATTTATATACACCTATCTATCCTTTAATACCCTGTCTCACAAATTCGGGTATCAGGCCCCCGTCAAAAGCGGGAGGGGAGGGAAAAGGCAGCTCTCTCGAGTGGAGGCTATGGCCAAAAAGTCAGAGAAAGAGGGCGAGATTACGCCTGGGAGAGGGCAGAATGGGAAAAGTGTGGCCAGAGAGTTATTTCTCTCGAGCGAAATGGTGTATAATGGTGATGATGTTTCTTGCTATAGAAACTCCTTATGTGATGAAGGTCTGTTGTCTTATGAGCAGCAGATCTTCTATTTAAGATGATGTATAATAAAGGAGATGAACAACGAATGGGAGACGCCGGACGAGTTATACGGGGAATTGGATGCTGAGTTTGGCTTTACGTTGGATCCGTGCGCGACTCATGAGAATGCCAGGTGTGAGAAGCATTACACGATCGTAGAGGATGGTTTATCTCAGAATTGGGGTGGTGAGGTGGTGTTTATGAATCCTCCGTACAGTAATGAGATCAGGCATTGGGCTAGGAAGGCGTATCTGGAAGCGCTGCGTGGGACTACAGTTGTGTGTTTGGTCCCTTCGAACACGGATACGGGGTATTGGCACGATTATTTCATGAAGGCTGATGATATTCGGTACGTGAGGGGTAGAATAAAGTTTAGTGGGCATACGGTAGGTGCTCCATTTGCCAGTTCGATAGTAATTTTCAGAGGGTGGATTGAGAAATCCAAAAAAAACCGATTAAGTGAGAGGATATAAGATGAAAGACGAAAAGCCGAAAGAAGGGGATATGTGGGAAGCGACAGATGGGGAGTGCATGTTCAATATAATGCTATTTAGTGTACTCATTGACAAGGAGGGGGTCAGGCGTGAAGAATGGATCTGGTCTTATTATCCGATAAATGATCCATCTGACAGGCAATTTGGGGCTGCATTTTCATATCCGAAGGCAAAAACATTTTTACCCTTGCCCAAGGGCCTTAGAATGAAGAAAGTACCAGAAAGCAAGATAATTCGATAATATGGTACAATGATCTTACTTCTAGTGTTGAGGGTTCGATCCCTTCATTTAGTTACGACTTTAGCAGCTGGTGCATTCACTGAGTGGGAGAAGTACTGGGCAGATTATAAAACAATGACTGGTGGTAGCCACAATGATTTTGCCCTTTAGCCGGAATAACTCAAGTGGAAGAGTGCCTTCTTTGTAAGTAGGAAGTTACGGGTTCGACTCCTGTTTTCGGCTCAGACCCTGTTGCTAAATTAGCTTGGGTCCCAAACAAGTCCTGAGCCTATGATCAGGGCTTGTTTTTCTGATATAATGAGATAAATCAGATTAGATAGAAAGGATAAAATATGGATACGTTATATGCTGAAGATATCGGTCATTTTTGGAAAACCAGTAAAGCCGGTGCCGACAAGTGGATCGATAAGACATTGAAATTGATCATACAGCATGGGGGTACACCACTACAATCTCTCTCCGGAATGGATTTAGCCAAGGGTCGTTCTGCCTTCATGATTAGTTTTGAAATGGGTGGAGATACATTCAAAATCACCTGGCCTGTTCTTCCTTCTAAAAGAGGGGATAACCAGGCTGCCCGAGTCCAATCTGCGACAATGCTGCATCACACAATAAAGTCAAGGTTGCTGGAAGCGAAGATTCGTGGTCCTCGAGCGGCGTTGTTTAGCTTTCTGGCATTACCAAGTGGCAAAGTTGCGGGAGATCTTGCTGTAGAAAACATAGAAGAGTACACAGAGATCTTTCGAGCTCCACAATTAACAACCGGCGATGAAATCATCGATGGCTCCTTCGAAGACCAATCGGAGTAATCAAATGAAGAAATGTCCATTTTGTGGGAAGGAAGATGTCTTTATTATTTTCAGGAAAGATGAGAATCGTGGTTATCATACGATGGAGTATAAGCCTTTTGGTGTTATGGAAGGCAGATGTCCTATTGAAGGAAAGCAATTTTCGATAGATGATTGGCAAACTCGTCCACTAGAAGATGAATTGGAAGCCGAAAATAAAAAGCTGACTGATGAAATAAGCAGGGTTTCAGTTTATCTTGGGATACATGGTGTTGATGGATATGAGATGACAACTTTAGGTGAGGAATAATGAGACGAACAGAATTTTTTTGTGATTTATGTATCAATGAAAAACTTGTCCTGGCATATGGACAATATTTCAGTGAAGAAGCGGGCAAAGATTTCGATGCATGTAAGCGCCACTGGAATGAAGTTTCACAATTTGCCAAAGATAAAGCTAATGGAATAACAATGGGAAAGGTTTTCAAGAGAAATCTGAGATGAAATTGGGACATGAAGACGAAAGAATTGTTCGTGGATTTGCATTGTTTCCTAAACGATTGGAAGATGAAACAATCTGGTTGGAGTTTTACTATGTCAGACAATATTGGTGTAACTTTTTCGGTTGCTGGCGAAGTTATAACAACATAGATTTTGCTGAAGGACAGAAATATACTACCAAAGAAGAATATGAACAATATAAAGGAAGAAAGAAAAAATTATGAAGCGATATATAGCTTACTTTAAATATCTCTTTCGCCACAAGTGGTTTGTGTTTATTGCTTGTAGAAAATTCAAATTGGGGATTATTCAGTCTATATTCCATGATTGGAGTAAGTTCATTCCATTCTTGTGGAAAGTATATGCTCATCAATTCTTCAATGCTGATGGAACCAGGAGAAATGTTCGCAATCCAGATGGCTCGTATGATCCGAATGCACAATCTACTGAATTTCAACTATCCTGGATGATCCATCAGAGAGAAAAACACCATTGGCAAGCCTGGATTTCTATTGGTGATAATGGAGCTTTATCCACACAACTAATACCTCTAAAATATATACTGGAAATGATAGCAGATTGGGAGGGGGCAGGCAAAGCTATTGCCGGTGTATCTGATCCCACGGATTGGTACATGAGTAATAAACTCAAAATGGTCATTAGGCAAGAGACAAGAGATTATATCGAAAGTCTTTTACGCATATGGTATTAGAGAATGAGCAATGCCAGACCAATTTGTCCTTCATGTAACCTCGAATTGGTCTATGTAGCTATTGTGCTAGAAGGATCTGGTGAATTTTTTAGGACGTGGCAATGTGATTGTAATTATCGAGAAAAGAGTAAGCTGGTAGAAGATGCTCCCGATGAAATAGTACCTGCGATAGTAAGAGCACGTGAAGGCGATGAATATTCTATTTCGTATAATTGGAGAAAAGAAGAATGGAACCAATAAAACAAACTATATTCGGAAAACCAAATGGCAATTGTCTTGCTGCCTGTGTCGCATCAATATTTGAAGTAGACCTGGAAGAAGTTCCGAATTTCGGAGAATGGAAATCATATTGGATCGATGAGCTTCGAAAATACTGCATCGAAAAACATAATATGTATCCTCTTATTCTGCAACCAATGACATATGATGGAAAGGAAAAAGTGAAATATCCTGGGTATTATATTGCTTCTGGTCCTGCAGCCCGGGGCCTACTACATTCCGTAATTTTATTTGATGGAAAATTAGCACATGATCCTCATCCAGATAATTCAGGAATAAAAAGTGTAAATGATCTCATTGTTTTTCTTGCCTTAGATCCTGCAGGAAATAAAGAAGGAGAAGAATCATGAAAGTTTTATCTCTAATGCAGCCCTGGGCCACTCTCGTAGCAATTGGAGCAAAAAATATCGAAACTCGTTCCTGGGGAACCACTCATTTAGGAGCACTTGCTATTCATGCTAGCAAAACTTTTCCCAAAGGTGGTAAAAAGGCTTTTGACGAACTTTGTGGAACCGAACCGTTCAAAAGTGTGTTAACAATGCACACAGAAGAAATGACAGCAAGTGGACATCTAAGTAAACTTGCAGATTACATTATGCCAAGGGGAGCAATTATAGCAATCTGTAATTTAGTAGAATGTGTAAAAATTACAGATGGTTTTCTGATGGAAGAACCGGAAAGATCCTTCGGCAATTTTACTCCTGGTCGATTTGCATGGTTTTTGAAAGATATTTCAATGCTCAACGATCCAATTCGAGTAAGGGGAAGTTTGGGAATATGGCACTGGTCAGGAAAACCGTGATATAATATTTATATTGTTACCGGTTAGTGGTGCTGAAACTGCCAGTGTAGAAATACGCTGGCACTTTCTGTTAAAGAGGTAACTTTCTGTGTTTTGATGTATAATAGATAAAAAGGAGATATATAGAGATGAAAAAAATACTAAAAGTCTTAAATTACAAATTGGGGTACAAAGTGAAAACAATATTATATTCCGGCGAACATGCTTTGGGTGATGATTCCTTCGAAATGAGAACTGCTTATACACCAGATGACCGTTACATCGGCGATCCCAAATTTGCAAGATTTCTGACAAAGAAAATGGGTTTATCACAGATACAATATGCACAAGCAGATCATACAGTTTGTTCAATCGGCTTCAACGAAGAAGAACAAAAATGGTATGGGTGGTCACATCGAGCTATCTGCGGGTTTGGTATCGGAAACCGAATATTTGAGGCACACTATGGCAAAGATGATACACCATTCATTGAACATGGTCATGAAACCATTGAAACTATGCAACATGCTAAAACTGCTGCCATCAATTTTGGTAGATATGTAAGCTAAGGAGAACTCAGATGGAAGACGGATTTATTGTAGAAGAAGATCTTCAGTGGGAATCATTGTATAAAACTTGGATGGCAGAAAAGAAGCCAGGCCAGGTCGTTACTCGAGGTGGTACTTATACTGTTGTTCAATATGGCAGCAGAGTAAAGTTCAAGAAACTTGTTGATGGTGGTTCCGGATTTTATGGATCTACCGGAATGGGTACATAAAAATGCCTGAAGATCTGATTACTGAAGAAAGTGATCCGGAACTCTGGGCTGAACTTGAAGTATTGTATCTAAGCGCCCCTCTAATCGAAACTGAGCCAGGATGGGTGATCAGAGTTGGAAAACATTATCAAGTTATCGTAGGAATTGATACAAAACGAAGGTATCTTCCTTATAATACGCAAGAATTAATAGAGAGTACAAGCTAATGGGTAAAAATACCAATATATCTACATCGGAAAAAGAATTAGCCATCTTGTTTATTGGTCTTACTATTAAATTGCTCAAACTTGAAACTGAAGGAAATAAGAAGACCTTTACTTTTGAGAAAAATGAAGAGTCTATTGACCTTATGGGAAAATGGCAAAGAGGCGAACCTATTATGGTCGATTATCATGTTATAACTAGAGCAACAAGAACATTTAATAGTTATGTGTATGATGGGTTTTATGAGCAGGTTTCCCGGGAGACTTGAAACTGTTGCCAGGTATATGCGTTCTCACCCTGACATAATTTATACATACAGATATGTCGGTGAGATAATTCTTGATAGTTGCGAAAGAAAAGCTGAAAAGTTAGGGAAGTTTTTTATGGATAAACTTGTCATTCTTGGCAATCTCATTCCTCATAAAGGCGGGTATAAATGGCAAGAAGAAGAAAAATAGCTGTACTTACGGATCATGAATGTGATCTACTCATAGCTGGAAGAGAAGATCCTAGTCTTTTAACAGATTACTTCTTTAGGCAGCCTGGGGAAGAAAAAGGATGGATATTTGACGACAACTTTGATCCAGAAGGTGCGTGGCAATTAGATGTACACCATGCTGAGCAGAAACGTATAGTCGTTATTGGGGGTTTTGGCTCAGGAAAGACCAGGGGAATTGGAATGTCTGCTTGTGCTTGGTCAATGACAACAATGCATTTTAAGTTTCTGAATACTGCACCCAAAGCATGGCAGTCAGAACTAATGTATAACTTTATTGTACAAGAAATGGCAGAAGGTACCCCCTTCGAGCGCCTTATTCACGATAAGCCAAAAAGACCATACCCTAAAATCACATTGAAATTCATGTTTAGAGATATTCTTGTTACCTCTACTATGGAATTTATGAGTATCGACAAAAATGCTTCAGCCATTCTTTCTTGGGAAGGAGATTGGATCAACATTGACGAAGCTGGAATGTCAGATAATCTCGATGAAACAATAAGAAATCTGGGTTCTCGTCTTCGTGGTGTAATTCGAGGAAGACCAAGACTAGGGCGTATGAGTATGATTTCAAACTCATGGCCTAATCCAGAACTATGGTACAGATATGATCTCGCAACCGAACTTCCAGAAAGTTATTTATCTATTACCGTAGATTCCCGTTTCAATCACAATGTTACTGATGAACAACTAAGATTTATGCTGAAAGATATTCCAGAAGATGAACATGATCAATTTATCTCCGGAAAACGACCAGAAGGAAAAGGGAAATACTTCAGTAAGCAAAGTGTTTATCAATGTGAAAGCATCGCATTAGAAGAATTTATCGATACTCAAGTCGAAGCTCAACTTACTTTGCTTGAACATGCGGACGGGATTGTTCCTGAAAAAGATAGATATATAAAAGAATCTATTAATCTTGCAGGACTTATTCATCATAGATTGCCAGTAATACCGGGCAATGTTTATATGCTTTTTGGCGATCCAGGGTCTGGAAATGCCCCAAACCGTAATGCCCCTGTCCTTCTGCTGTGGGATGTTACGAAATTTCCCGTTTATCCAGCTCAACTAGCAGCCTTTTGGTGGGGTGCAGGCAATGGAGCGATCACTCCTTTTGTTGCTAAACTCATTCAATTTATGTCCTACTATAATCCCGTATTTACTGCCGTTGACTCGACCGGACCACAAAAAGGTACCGCAGAATTGATCAATACTTATCTTATGGGTTCCCGGGTGTCAAATAAAAATATCGATGACTGGTTGGGTGGAGTAGATATATCGAATATTCAGCAAAAAGACGTAAAAGGCATGGATTTCTCTTCTGGATACAAACCCACCTATTTGGTTTCTGCAAGACTTATGTTAGAATCAGGATTGTTCACTTGGCCTAAGTCAATAAAAGGAATAAGAGCACAGCTCTCTAATTATGAACCTGAAAAAGATAAAGTCGGTATGCCTAAATTTCCACAAGACATTGTTTCGGCCTTTGCTATGTCGGCTTTCGGAATTCGTGTCTGGTTTAGTATCGACCCTGAAGATTATATTGCTGGTCAACGTCACCAGGATTCTGGACAAGATACTATGGCGATTGTCAGGAATCAACGCCTGGCTGAAAACGCTCGTACCCAGCGGTCTGGAAGAACATCAACATCGTAATGTAAGATTGGTTGAAAGGGACTATAGATCTTCCAACAGATCATCTCTTAGAATTGACTAACTAGATTTTTACTGTATAATACAAATAGATAGATCATATTAGATTGAAAGATAGAAAAAATCAGTTTACTATGGGACATCTATGTTTATAGATTATCAAAGCAACTTAAAACAACAATTTGAACAGTCCGTCGATTATGCCTTGAAGGATATCAAAGGATTTCCGTATGAGGAATATCAAAGGAACCTGGAAAGATACACTATTGCCGAAAGATGGTTCAGTGGTGAAGCACTTCAGGAAGAGATAAGAGTTGCAAATAGTGATAAAGAAGTTGCCCTCTATCCAGTACAAATCAATCCGATTCCTGGATCTGTTTTCAAGCATTCTTATGTCCTTTTCGGAGAAACAAGGGACGATGAAAGACCACTTGTGTTCGCAAGGGCAATTGCTAACGATCCAGAGAGCGAAACTGATAAAAAATTAGCTCAAGAAGTTGATGATGTTCTCTCAAAAATATGGACAGATAATAGTGGGAGAGCATTACAATACACAAATGGAACACGATCACAGATTTATGGTGGTTGTGTCTTTTCTTTAACATGGGACTGGCGCAAAGCAGTTCAAATGAGAAAAGGTGAAATTAATATAAAAACTACCCCAATAAGAATACAAGCAACACATCCTAAGTATTTTATTGGAATACCTGACTCAACAAACCCATTTCTATTGAAGGAATCCTGGGTTGTAAGGCCAATTACTCATCAGGAAGCTGCTGAAAATGGTGTTACTATTCCAGAAGATCAAGTTCCTTGGATCATTGAACATATTACACCTACCAAAATGGAATATACGATCAATGGAACAGATACCTATATTGTCAAAGACGGGAAAAAGGTTATTCCTCTTTCTGGTAAAAACCCATTCGGTTTTGTTCCTGTTGTTTATATCCCGCATCTACGAGTTACTGGTTTTTACGGTATTAATGAATTTGACGGCGCTCTGGGCCTTATAAAAGAATTGAATTTGCGTATTGCTGACTTTGGGGATGCTGTAAATGTTGATGCCCATAGCCTTGTCGCTTTAAGAAATGTAAATGGTGCTCCAAAAGTTAGCAATCTTATTCCTGGAAGAAAGACTTTAGATCTTGGAAGTTCTTTATTAGCAGGTCAAGCTAATCAACCAGATGCCATTGAACTTGGGAGTTCTTCTGCAAGTAGCTCCATGACCGAATTAGCAGAATTGCTTTATGATCAAATCCGAAGGGAACTTAATATTCCTGCCGTTGCTGATGGTGAAGATGAAGGATCTCAAAGATCCGGAATGACTCTATATATTAGAATGTGGCCTTTAATCCAACATACGTCTACAGAACGTATTTATTGGACTGAAGGATTAAATGTTTTATCCAGGATGATGTTACTAATGTTAGCTATTAAAGGCAAACAGAATGAAGAAAGCAGCATGGGCATTACTTTTGAGCATACAGAAATGTTGCTCAAACAAGTTTGGGCTCCTCAGATGCCTAGAGACAGAGAAGTACTGGTAAATGAAATAATTGCCAGGTCATCTGCTAATCTTGGTTCTGTTGAACATCTGCTTGATATGTTAGGAGATGTTGAAAATATTGAAGAAGAAGTAGAACGAATAATAGAATGGATGGAACGTAAATCAGAATTAGAGGCACCTGCATTTGGAGATTCCCAAAAGGGAGTTAGCGGGTCACCTTCTACAAAACCAACAAAATCAGATAGTAATCAAAAAGGAGAAAAATAATGTCAGACCAAACACCCCCTGATAAAAGTCCTGATGGAGCCCCAGCAGCACCAGCACCACCACCTGCAGATCCACCCCCCGCAGCTGACTCTTCACCACCGACTACTCAGACAGGTGATCCACCAGTTGATTGGGAAGCTCGCTTCAAGGGTATGCAATCTGCATACTCAAAACTTGAGCAGAAGAATACTGACGCTCAAGGAACACTGTCCGAAGCTCAAGCTGAGTTAGAAAAACTCACAGTTGAGGGGAAAACCAGTGAAAGCAAGCTGAAAGAACTTGAAGAATCCATTGTTGACTTAACAACAGAAAAAGAAACACTTACGTCTGAAGCGGATATATCAAAACTTCAGGCTGATCGTGCCAAACTCATAATGGCAGAATATCCAGAACTTTCCGAGTTTTTTGGCAATGATCTAATAAGAACAGTCGAGGATATTGAAGAACAAACAAAAATCTTTGATACTTTCAAGAAAATTATTGATGTGAGAGTTCAAAGTACATTGACTGATATTGTTTCTGGATCTGGACCATCAACAACAGGAGATCAAGACACTCCAACATTGGACAAAGATAATATATATGATCGAATGACTGCTCTTGCCGGTTCTCGAGATCCTAAAGAGATGGAGGAATACGCTGAACTGGAAAAGCAATGGAAAGAACAATTTCAAACATAAAATGAGGTAAAAACTATGCCTATAACAAATCAAATTGGAGATTTTGATCGCTACTATAGCGACGAGCCATTTTCCATCATGGACAAAAATCAGAGGGATTATCTTGATCCAACTCTGATCACGATGTGGCGCCAGCGGTCGGTTTTTCGACCCCTTATCTCCTACACAAAAAATCTCGGAGAAATCCGGGCAAAACAAATGACTGTTACTGAATTGGTCAATCCCCATCCAGATACAACCCCATTGGCAGCCAGGCAGATTTGGATGCCCAGCATCCATGTTGACTCGAAGGCAGTCGTCATCACCTTCGAGCACAACGGTTCGAAAATCGCCTACCACAAATATGATGATATGATCACATATTGGGAAGCTGATAATCAGGCCGGACTTCGCAGGATTGCTCAGGGTTCCCTCGGCTTCAATGAGGTAGATATCAATGACATGCTAGCTCGAAATGCTTTGATCTCTGGAACACTCGATTCAGGTTATAACTTGTATATGGGTGGAGCAACAGATTTCAGCGAAATCGGTATCACAGATGCATACAAGTTCGATGTTGATATTTCCCGTGACATTTGGCTCGGTATGACGACTCGTGGTGTTGCTTCTGCTCAAGGTCAAGCTGGTGCTGCTGCTAATATCTTCTGTTTCACCTCCCCTTCAGTTATCTATGATATTCAGGGTAATTCTGACTGGGTAAGTGTACAGAACTACAATGATCCTGGTGCAGTTCTGAATTATGAGGTTGGAACATACAAGAATGTCCGTTTTGTTCAATCACCTAAGCTGATCCTATGGAATACCGGCACGATTACCGCCCGAGCTCCAATTATTCTGGCAATAAATGCTGGTGATGGTGCGCCGAATCCTGTTTCAGCTACAGTTGATAATACCTATGCAGTTGGTCAAGGTACTTCTGGTATCACCAATTACGTTGAGGTTGGTCCCGCTACTTCAGGTTCATTTGGTAACTTCGAAGTAAACGATATCATCACATTCCACAAAACAACCACAGATGCTTATGGTGTTACTGATGGTGTTGCTTACAATGAAGGTACTCTGATCAATCGCCGAATTATTTCCAAGACAGCTTCCGGGAATAACCTGCGCCTGACACTTGATATACCAATTATGCTTGACTACAACACAGATCTCGGTGGTGGAGTATACGGATATATAACAAAAGCACGAAATATCCATGCTTCTATCTTCATTGGTGGCCCACAGGCTATTGTTGCTGGTGTTGCACAACCTGCAAGGTTCTACTCCATACCGCCGATTGATGACTTCCTGGCAATTCACCGGTTCTCTTGGGATCAGTATCTTGGCTATCAGACCTACCGGCCTGAAGTGATCGAAACTGTATTCTCTGCCGGTACAACCAGGTACAAGGGTGCAGCAGAAATTAGATAATGCTTACTCTACTTCAGCTTAAAGATAAAACCTATAGGCTCTTGAAAGATCCTACAAATGCATTGTATACAGACGATGTTGTATATGATGCCATTGTTGCTGCTCACGTGGCAGTCCTGCCTTGGTATCCAAAAAAGGCAGAAATTACACTTACATCTGGATCTTCGCCTAATACTCAATCTGAATTTGTTCTCCCTACTGACACATATCAAATCGAAGCTGTTCAGAGAACAGAGAATGGACTTTATCTGAGTAAAACTTTACTTGAAGCTGGAACAGTTCGCAATATGACCAACGTTACTATCATTGATTGGGTAGAGTATCCTCAAGGTACTCTATCCTTATCAAATGAAATTGATGAAGATGAAACAATAATCGTTCATTATTTTAAACCATGGACACCACCAGACAATACAGATGCTTCATTACTTGAATTGCCTGATTTTATGGCCCCTGGTCTTATATATTATGCTGCATATTATTGTCTTATATCTTCATCGGTTTCTGCTGCTCAAATTGGGCAGTTTGATCTCCAAGTTGATGCTGGTAATCCAGAACACAATCCTCTACAACAATCCAGTATATTTCTCTACAGTCGTTTCTTAGATTCAATGAATATGCTGCCTTCATATAGGAAGATATCTACATAATGGCTCAAATACGTTATACCATCGCAAAAACAATCACGGATTATCTTGAACTAAAGCTCATCACAGAAATAGATGATTCTGATCCTATAAAGGCAAAGGTTGTCAAGTTTGGTAGGTTTCAACAAGATCCGACCATAAATAATATTTTTGTCACGGTATCTGGTGGAAACTTACAAAAACCTGGGACTCTTGATGGTATCGTCACAATAGAAGAAATGAACAATATCGCTATGAAAGTTCCCGCCAGAGAAATAGGAGGCGGTCAAACATGGTGGCGAAGAGGATGGTTGGAAATTGGATGTTACTTTGTTCTTGAAGACTATACCGCAGAAGAAGCAGGAGATCATGCCCATAATTTTCTGGGAAGAGTTTCACTAAATCTCCGTCAAGCTCCTGTATGCGGATTAGCAGATGATTACGGTGAAACAGCATATGATTTGTTTGTTTATGCAGAATCAATGTTCCCTGGGGGTGGTCCGACCAATCAGTATTTATGGAGAGGTCAAATGCTATGGCAAACACTAACATATCGTGAAGGTGTGTAAAAGGAAAATATTATGACAACTATAGCTCAAGCAGGTCTTTTCGGGTTCGGGCCTAGTGTCGGGAAAGGAGAAGGAGTTCTTGATGCCAATTGGTATAGGCATAAAGCAACTATTGTCGATATGGGTGTGTTTGATGACACTCGTATCTTCCCTCTCGAAGTAGGTGGAATCCCTGTTCCGTCTGGTGCTTATAAAGGTGGTTATTCGGTTGGTGGTGGTGCAGTAATCAATCCACGACTTGAAGACTCCTTTGGATGGCTCCTTTATGGTGCTCTTGGCGGTGTTAATTCTGCTGTTGCTGCCCTCAATTACATTGGCGCAATGGCAAAAACAATTCTCACTGTTGGAGCACAAAACATCACTGTGGGTTTGACTTCACCGCCCGCAGGCGCAAAAATTGCAGTCAGGATCTATAAAGGTGATGATATTGATGTAAGTGCTGCTGCAAGTTTCCCAGTTGAAGTTACTGGTTCTGGCGGTCCTGAAACATTTGACTTTGATACTGATATTGCTCTCGAAGCGGGTCAAAGGGTAGATGGATTAGCTGATCGGGAAACAATCGTAGGTAATGAGACCTTTACTTCTGTTACTCAGGTCGATTTGCCTGCATGGGCTGATGCTGCAACAAGTGATATTTATATTAGTGTGGGTTGGGAAGATGCGGTTGCACAAAACCATATCTTTGAAATGGATGAAGGCAATCTTGCTTGTATTCCATACATGGGCTTCCGCAAGTACATTCCTGCTGATTGTGAAACTTCGAACTATACTCTTGGTGAAACATATGAAGATGCCAAGATTGCAGGACTATCTTTCACTCTACCCAACAATGATTTGATCACAGCCCGGGTTGATGCAATCGGCACTTCATTTGCATTTCAGCAAGATCCCGCATGGGGAACAACTAGCGGTAGTGCAGGATGGGCAACAGAAGGTGGATTTGAAGATTTCACAACTGTTCCTGTTTCAACTCAAGTTCTGGGTTACTTGCGTGTGCCTAAACTTGATGGCGCTGATCTTCCTGTTGTTGGTGCTCAAATTGGATGGCAAAATGTTCCATTGGATGAAAGAACGGATCGGGTTTATGGTTCGCCTTTCCGTGAAGATGTTACCATTGTATCTCGAGCACTCGCCTTCCAGATTACTGTAAAGTGGCAAAATCCTGATCTCTATCGTGCAATTCTCACAAACTCGGCTTCTGGCCTTGTTTGGTCTTCAGTTCCATTTACTGCACGCTTGGATCTCGCTGGTTATGCCCCAAGTCTTATGACTGGATCTTCAATCCCGCCTGGTTTCCGCATTGAAGCACGATCGGTTGTGCTTTCACTACGTGGAACCCCCACTCTCTCTGGTACCGATGCTGTTATTCTTCAGTTTACCGGTACAGCACTAGATGATCCTGGCTATGACTATGTGAATTTCTCACTGTATAACCTCATTGCTGGTTATACATGGCCTACGTAAGATAAATAGGAGAATATAATATGCAGCAATTAAAAGGTCGTGTTGGAACTCCTGCCAATCCAGAAAGTATGGATGGGCTAGTATATATTCAACACACAATGACCCTCGAGGTCGATATCACAGGAAATGACAATGGGGTGGAGAAAATATGGGCCGTTCCTGCTGGTGTATGGATCAAGGATCTTCTTCTCTTGGTCGATGAAGTTGTTACCGGAGGTACAGCTATCAATGTTGGTACAGATGATGTGGCTGATCCTGATAACTTGGTTGATAACCTGGTTACATTAACTGCTGGAACAATCAGCCGTTCTGCTGCAGTTACTGCCCCTTCCGGAATTTTCCTCGATACTGCTGGTTCACTTTGGGTCCAGGTCACTGGTACTCCTTCAGCAGGGAAACTTGTAATCGTTGTGGAATATTACAATCTCGACAACATGCGTGATGATCCCAACTTTACATATACCGTAGACTAAGATATAATTGAAGGAAGAGGGTACCATGTAAGGAAGTACCCTCTTCCGTTGACGGAAAGATAGATAAACTATAAAATGGAGATATAAAAATGTCTTTACAACTCGCAGCACCATTAGAAGAAGATTTTTCCCTGACTAAAACTGATGAAGCATTTCAGGTAGATACCTCTACGCCAACTACGATCAGGGTTAAACAGGCTTCTCAGGCAGCTACAGAAAGACGAGACAAATTATTTTCAGATGTAACTAGAGTATTTGAGGATCAAGATAAAGCAGTTCAACTTCGGCAAAATCTATCTTTGATGGAATTAATGCGTATTGAAGTGTTTCTAACTTTGGTTGACTCTAATATCACAGATGAACAAGGGAAGCCTTTATTCAGATTCGTGAATGTTGGCAATGGACAAAGACTTGATATGGATGAAAATTCATTTAGTGCAGCGTGGGGACAGCTACCGCCATTGGTTTGTAACGAAATACACGAAAAAGTAATGCTAGTAAATGTAACTTGGCGACCGCAGGGGGAAGGAAGCTAGCGGAGAAATTAGATGAACTCCGCACAGAGTTACAATTATTCTTCGGAAGAATTTCTGAGGAAATAGCAGGACTAAAACCTGATTATACGGTAGACAAGCCAAAAGCATTGCTCTTGACCGAACAATGCATAGCGTTGAACTTGCCCTTAGTACAAGGAGCAATTATGGATCAACCCTATATTTGGATGCGAGAATATCATATTTGCATAGAGATGAAAACTCTCTATGAATCTATGTGGGAAGCCAATAGAAAAGTTAAAGAGGGGGATAAATAATGCCTCCTTTCTCGTTAGGTCAACAAATGAACGCAAGTCAATTCAAGGATTATCTTGATAGATCCGTTAATAGAATGGCTCCTGCTGAGTTTCTTCCTACTCCACCAACATATGGACCAGTAGAAAATCCTTATGGTGATCCTCTTCCCGGGGAAACTGCTGGTGATTTTGCTGCCAGAATAGGAAGACATCAAGATGCTGGTTTGTATCCAGCACACGAAAGAATTGTAGATCCTGGAACTCCTGGTGTTTCGATACAAGTAAAACCATATATGCAATGGACACAAGGAGGATATAGAGAACAACCTGGATGGTTTGATGTAACATTTACCGACCCAAGGA